TTTGCTGAGATGACGGGAAATTACACTGAAATTGATTTACAACGCATGCGTGTTATTGCTTTTGAGGTTTGCACTCCTCTTGTGGCATATAACGGTACTTTAATGCGTTTTATGGGAACCAACCCATCAGGCCAGAACATGACAGTTTATCTCAATAGTGTTGTGAATAGTCTTTTGCACCGTCTAGCTTTCTTCGACTGCTATGACAAGGACGACCTCGTAACTATCGGGAATGAACTGGGATTGGGAAAGCCTGCGACCTTTCGGGACTTGGTAGCACTCTCGACATACGGAGATGATGCTAAGGGTTCCGTACGTGAGGGGTACGATAAGTTCAATCACATCTCAATGGCACAATTTTTAGCCAAGAACGATATCGTATTCACAATGCCTGATAAGGAATCTTCACCCGTTGCTTTCATGAACCGTTTTGAAGCAGATTTCTTAAAGAGGAAGGATTTATTCAACCCCGACCTAGGCGTCTTCGTGGGCGCTTTGGATGAGAATAGCATATTTAAATCACTGCACGCTGTGTTGAAATCAAAAGTGGAGACAGGGGAAACTGTCGCCGCAAGTAACATTGATGGAGCACTACGTGAGTGGTTCTTCCATGGACGCTCTGTCTATGAGAAGAGGAGGGCACAGATGGCAAAGATAGCAGCAAAGGCTGATCTTGCCGTCCCAGGATTGCTTGTAACATATGAGGAACGTGTACAGATGTTTAAGGAAAAGAATGAATACCAGCCCCAATCAGGTATTCTAGAAACTGATCACACGCCTTCAGTCGAGGAAGAATTGGAGGAAGTAATTGCAGACTTATCCAAGCTCATGGGACCTAGTCCACTTGAAGATGAGAACGGATATGCTCCCGTGTCAGACAAGCAGGTAAGGAAGTTTGTACCTATTGATCTGGAATATCGCGTGAGGATGGTTCTTGGGAAGCCATCTCTACAAAATTTTGCTATTGGATCATTTGGAGAATTTGATCTAGTGTACGAATCCCACAATACCATACTGACCATAGAGTGTAAGCAAATCCGTAATCATCCGGAAGCACTCTTAGACAAAGCTAAGGCTCAAGCTGTCAAATATGCCCATGTAATGAAACTCCTTAAGCCTGGTTCAACGGTTTATGGAATGATTTATACTGAGTATGGTTTCTCAATTGTAACAGTACTTGGAGAACCTCGTATCCCACCTAGGTTTGAAAAGCTACTGAAATCTATCGGCCACATTGACTGGTAGAGACGCACGGTCCGTCATGACTTAAAACTGTCCGGAGGCGATACCGTATCGTCATCGTGACTCTAAGGAGAAACCAAAACGGCCCATGTTTCTGATTACAGGTGTATAACTATGGTTCAGTATTCCCATAGCTGCATGACTGCTTTAACATGGTATAATGACGCGAACATGCGAGTGCTTCTCCAGGCACAGTGGTTTATAGCCCCACAAAACAAAATACGAATAGGCAGGAACGATGATGCACGTCCCTGACCCTTAAACAACAAAGCGCATTAGT